TTAATGATGTCTAAAGAATATGAATTTGATGTTGATATAGCATTAAAGATTGCTTTATGCCATGATTTAGCAGAGATGGAAATATCAGATGTTAACCATCTCGTCAAAAAGAATTATCCGCATGTTGCCGATGCACTTAAAGATGCAGAAGCACAGATAGTAGAAAACTTTCCAGAACAGGTACGTGAATTCTGTGATATGTACCATAATGATACACCAGAAGCATTGGTGGTTCATTATTGTGATGCACTTCAATGTCTACAATATGCCGATAATGAAATCAAAATGGGCAATACTGGTTATATGGTAGATGTATACACCAATAGTGCAAAGCGCATGGCTGTGCTAGCTCATAAACTGGAGGCATACAAAGTATGAACAATGAACCAGTAGCGTGGATGACAGAAAATGGATATTTAATTACTAAAGATGAAAATCTTGCAAATATTATTAAAGAAAAAGGTGAAGAACCAATTATTCCACTCTACACCCATCCAGCAAAGACACTAACAGATGAGGAAATAGAGCAAGTGCGTATAGCGATTATGGGGATAGCGTATTGGTGTGCTGATGAAAATATGCCAGAAGCCTATAACGCAGTGAAAGTGTGTTGTGGTGAAGTGTTAGAAATACTAAGAAAGGCACAAGAGAAATGAATAAGTTAGATTGCAAAGACAAAGGATTGTTATTGGCTATTGCTATGTATTTTATTGGAATTATCAATGCTTATTTGATATGGGGTGTTAAATGAGAAAGGCACAAGAGAAATGATAATAGCGTTCAAAGAAATTCCAATAGGAAAATTTAGTTTGCGGTTTTATAAAACAGACCATGTTTGGACTTGCACAATAAATGAAGATGTATTGAATGAAATTAGAGAATTAACCAGACCGCAAGAAGACTTGTATAACCCTTATGCAGTTCCGCATTTTGTATTAAATCCACCAACCGAACTGCCAGTTAGTTTTATTGCTGAAGAAAAGGCACAAGAGAAATGAACAATGAACCAGTAGCGTGGATGGTAGATGGTGTGCTTTTTACTAGCTTGGGTGCAGCATTAAACATATCTTTTGATATTGAACAGCCTTGTATTCCACTCTACACCCACCCAGCAAAGGCACTAACAGAACAAGACTTGGATAAATTGGTTAAAGATGCTGAAGAAAGCGGTTATATGGATATGTATATAACAGGTCTTATTGATGGATTTAATAATGCTAGAGAAATACTAAAAAAGGCACAAGAGAAATGAATGGTAACGATTTAACAATCAACCGAGATATGAGCCAATACACAATCTTGAAATCTCCTGAGCCTATTGGATGGTGGCAGATTACACCTACCGTAGAAGGCGGTTGGTCAACAAGATTTGCGGTATATGCGCCATTAAACCCAACTCACATTAAAAACACAGAAGAATTGCTTGGTTGGAAATGGATTGCAGAAAAGGCACAAGAGAAATGACTACATTTTGGAGCAGAGTAACGATAACTATTTTAAGTATTATTGTAATTTTTCAGTCTTTTATGATGATTATTGCTAATAAACATTGTTAAGAAAGGCACAAGAGAAATGACAACCACTGATCAAGTCATTAAAGAACGTGGTGAAGTTTATGGCGACTTTTTTGAAGGAATTACATTGGAAGCTCAAATCATTCAGCTATTAAAAGACCGTTATAAGCATCATTATGGCCTTGAAATGGGATTGGTTTATCAAATGTATTTTTCTAAGATAGCCATGAAATTATCTAGATTAGCTGTTACACCAGACCATGTGGATAGTTGGCGAGATATTGCCGGTTATGCACGCCTTGTTGAATTACACTTACTAAAGAGAGTAGAAAATGCCAAAAATCCATAAATCAGAAATGAAAAATCTTCAGCCAATGCATACAACACTGAAGTTTGGTAAAAAGACAGAACCAATCCAGTTCATGAATCAATTAGAATGTATTGATGTTAAACTAGTTCATGCACCTACAGTTGCAGAGTTTAGAAAAACTATATCCGTCTTTTTATTAAATACATGGAATGACAAGATCCAATGGGACTTTCCAGAGGATCAAATTGACCAAACCATTGATGAGCTATTCCGTTATGAACTGCTACCTACTGCCATGGAGACGATCAACATTACTTGGTCGGTTAATGGTATGGATATGATTGATACAACTCATTTAATACGCCATCGTCTGTTTAGTTTTGCGGCCCAAGTTCATGGTGACAGGGATATGCGAGATGACAGAGTAATGGTTAAACCGGGGATTATGGCAAATGCTGATTTTTTCGAAAGATACAAACAAATTACTACAATGGCTCGTGATCTCTATGTTGACATGCTTGATAGTGGTCTTGTTCATGGCCTTGATACCCGTACTATTATGCCTCGCAATTTTGAACACTTTTATATGGTACGCTGTACAATTAAAGACCTTATTGGTTACTGCATCATGCGCGGTGATGAACAGATTCAAACAACAGTAGATAACATTATTGCCATGAAACTATGGTTAGAAGTATTAAAAGTCTATCCATTCTTAAAAGGATTGGTTGATTTCCGTAAACCTGATGCTTTCTATCAACGTCAATCTGCCAAAGGTAAAACCAATATATTCCCACCAAATAAGAAGAATGATAATTTTGATTGGTGTGAAGATCAGTTCTACCATCCAATCGGTCGTGATGAATTCCCAGGCAGTGAGACTTATTTAAGAATCAGGGAAGACTTGTTAAAACAAATTGATGCTATTGAAATGAGGCATATCCATGGCAAATAAGAACTGGGCAGCTATTAAATTTAATCTTAGTCATATGACTAAACAGCAACGATTTAATTACTTTAAGTACTTTAGGTTACAACGTCCTCGATGGTCTGACCATCTCATGGATGCTTTGTATTTAGTAGTTGTTGACTTACAGTCTCAGTCTCATGCAGCTCGGTTATTTGGTATGCATAAGCAAGAAGTTAATCGAGCAGTTAAAAAGTATCAGACTTACTTAGGTGGATAAAGCTTATCATGCAAGTATTCACCTAACTCATACCCCATATATGGGACCTGCGCAAGAGCACCTACAGCTCTTGTCGCAGGATGAGGAAATGCTCCGATCACTCCACCTGTACCACTTAACATTTCTAAAGCACCTTTAAGCTTTTGGCCTTCATTGTAGTGTTGCATGCCTGCAAATGTTTGAGGACCACCTAAACCTGCACTTAATGCTGGAGCTGCATACTTAAGACCAGGAGTTTTGTTAATAAAATTATTCACTTCTCCAAGAGCTTCCATTGCTTTATCCGCATAAGGAACTTTTTCAGATAAAAATTGTTGAACAGTAGATGCAGATGGTGTCTTAGCTTTTAGTCTTTGCTCAATTTCAGCACGTTCAATTGCTAAATCATTTAATCGCTTTTGTAAATTAGTTACATTAGAGGGCACAGCTTTCTTCATTTTCTCTAATTCAGCTGCTGACTGAGCTGCAATCTTTTGGTGTGTATCTCTTAATTGCTGTGCTGCTATATAATTTCTAGCAGCTGCTGCTTTAGCAGCTTCTTGCTCTTTGGTCAGAATTGGTGCAACATCACCTTGTCCTTGTACCCAAATGCCTGAATTTGTGAGGTTATACCCAGGCGGTCTATCTTTAGCAAGCCTAGATAATTGGCCTGCTTCTGATACAGTAGTTTCTGCTGCGCCTGTTGGTGTTCCTGTAGCTGCTGATGTAGGAATCCACTTTTGACCTGCTCCTTCAGGAGGAATAGCATCTAACTGTTGTGCATGCTCGGTAGCTTGTGCTAACATGTCTTCTGCATTTTTTAATGCTTCTAACTTATCCATGTGTAACTGATGAGCAGTGTCAAATGTAGATGCATGCTCAGTTCTTGCCATGTCAAGTAAGTCTGCTGCTTTATTGTGCGCTGCAATTTTACCTGACAAAGCTTCTTGATCTTTAAGAAAATCAGGTGCTAGATTATATGGCTGAGGACCATACTTAGCAGCAGCTGTACCGACAGCAGCACCTCCTAATGCAGGACCTAAATAATCAGCAGGTGCGCCTGTAACAGTAACAGATGCATTAGATGATGGCTTGTCATAAGTAATATTACTGTATGGGCTATTATTAATCTTATCAGATGCATCAGGTGAAGTAATAGGCGTATCGCCTAATGTAACGGTATCATACGGATTGTATTGTTTTGTGTCTGCCATATTAACCTCTATTGTTCACCATAGAATTTGTTTACTTTTTCAATGTGTTCTCTGTGCCGTTGCGGCAAGTCTTTTAAGTATGTATCACTTAGAATAAATGCACGAGGATCGGCAGGTTGATTCTTTTGTAATGACTGTCTTTGAAAGTTAGTCCATTCATTTTGAGCATCTAGTAATGCTGCATTATCCACTTGACGCCTTGTTGCCCAACCACCAATAAACTTAGGCAGCTGATTCATATTAGCATTTAGTGCTGATAACTGTTGGTCTTGATAGTTAGTCACGCGTGATCCACCAAATGCCTTAGTCTTATTGGCAATAATGTTATTAATCACCTGTTGCGCAATGATCTGTTGTGCTTTAGCAGCAGCTACTTTTTGATCCGGACTTAAGTTTAAGTTCTGATATACTGGCTCAAAGTTTACACCAACACCAGCATGAATACTACCTGCAGTAACATTCATGCCTTCTTTAAACTGTTGAATAGCAACCTTCGTAGCTGCTTGAGCATAAGTTTCACCACCTTGCAATTGCAACGGTGCAAAGATCTTATTAGCATCAGGTCTAGCTGCAATCTTC